CCTGCCATGTCACGCGGGAACGACGTGCCGGGGTTGGCGCGCGTCAGGTCAGTGAGCGTGTAGGGGTAGACCGGATCTTCACCCGGTACGGTCAGGATGTAGAACATCAGCCCTCCAACTGCTTGGCAATCACGTCGCGCATGATGATCTCTTTACGCTGCTCGACAATCGACGAGGCCAGCAAGTCAGCGAGACGGGCGCGGAAGTCTGCAATAGCCGCATCGTCCGCGTAGTTGGTGTCAATCTCCGCAATCGCCAGCGTGTAGTTGTCGATATTGATCTGATGCTGGAACACCTCGGCTTCACGGTGAGCGAGGGCGGGGGTGAGGATTTCGTGTCTGTTCATATTATATTGCTCCGAAGGTCACGCCGTATCCACTGCCTGTTGGCAGCGTGGCTGGATTAGAGAACTTGGTGCCGAAGCCCGATCCAGACCAAGGGTATGCGGTTATGTATGGGGACGTGGCGTGCGCTACAGCAATGGCAGCGCCGGATGGGGAGAAGGCTACGTCGTATCCAGTGCCAACCGGCAACGTTGCTGGATTAGCAAACTTTGTCCCAAAGCCGCTGCCACTCCACGGATAAGCCGTGACAAATGGGGACACGTCGTGCGCTACGGCAATAGCATCTCCAGAAGGAGAAAAGTCAACGCCCCAGCAAGTACTCGCTGGCCGCGTAGCGGGGTTAGAGAACTTGGTGCCGAAGCCCGATCCAGACCAAGGGTATGCGGTGATAAAAGGAGTGTTAAAATGCGCCACGGCAATAGCATCTCCAGAAGGAGAAAAGGCAACGCCGTATCCACTGCCTGTTGGCAGCGTAGCGGGGTTAGAGAACTTGGTGCCGAAGCCCGATCCAGACCAAGGGTATGCGGTTATGTATGGGGACGACCCGTCCGCCACGGCAATAGCATCTCCAGAAGGAGAAAAGGCAACGCCCGAGCCAGTAGACGCTGGCAGCGTAGCGGGGTTAGAAAACTTGGTGCCGAAGCCCGATCCAGACCAAGGGTATGCGGTTATGTATGGGGATGCCGAATGCGCTACAGCAATGGCAGCGCCGGATGGGGAGAAGGCTACGCCCGCGCCAGTAGACGTCGGTAGCGTAGCGGGGTTAGAGAACTTTGTCCCGAAGCCGCTGCCACTCCACGGATAGGCGGTTATGTATGGGGACGAGGCGTGCGCTACAGCAATGGCGTTACCTGTCGGAGTAAACGCGACTTCGTCGCCATATCCTGTCGGTATCGTAGCGGGGTTAGAGAACTTTGTCCCAAAGCCGCTGCCAGACCAAGGGTATGCGGTTATGAATGGGGGCGTGGTGTGCGAAACCGCTAAATACTGCGCCGCAGTTGGCGTCGGCGTGGCAGTTGCCCCTTTGAGTCTCTGTGACAGCATCAGGCGTCACCCACCCGAGCGCCGTAGATCGTCGTGCCGACTTTCCACAACACGATGACCGTATAGCCCGTAGTCGCCAGCGTCGGCGCACTGCCGCCGTTGGTTTCCCACACCACGCCAAGCGTCGTCCACGTCACCGTGTACGCTGTGCCGTCATCGATCATCAATGTGATCGACTGCCCTGCGGCCCAGTTCGCTTGCGTGGGAGTGCGGCTTGCGCCCAGCGTCCATGTCTGGATGCTGCCGTTGTTGGGATCAAGAACAGCGCCCGCAGCGTCAACGACAGCAAACACAGTCTCCGTGTAGCTCTTGAGAAACTTCACGTCGCCAAAGATGCGCGCCGAGGTGGTGCTGCTGTTGCCGATGGTGGTTTCGTTGCTTACGGTAGCTGACGAGGCGGCGGCGTTGTACCCAAGCAGGATGTTGTTGCTGCCTGTGGTAAGGTTATTTGTGCCGGAGTTGCCTGCGTTCGCGCCAAGAAGGGTGTTTTGCTGACCGGTCGTTACCGCTCGCCCGGCATTTTGCCCTGTCGCAGTATTTTGGCTGCCAGTTGTCAAAACATAAAAAGCATAGGCACCAACAGCACTGTTATTAGATACGGATGCATCGTAAAGCGCGCCATATCCAAAAGCAATGTTATCGTTGCCGGTAGTGGTATTTCGCATCGACTGAAAACCGAGCGTGCTGTTACGCGATCCGGTAGTATTACTAAGAAGCGATTGATTTCCAACTGCTGTATTACTATCACCTGTAGTATTTTCTTGTAATGCCGCATTACCAACAGCCGTGTTGGCGTCGGCAGTGTTTTTAGAAAGCGCGCTTTTCCCAAGAGCCGAGTTTTGCACTCCAATAGTGTTTAAGCCAAGTGCAGAATAACCTACTGCGGTGTTAAAATAGCCAGTTGTGTTGGCATCCAGCGCCAAAGAGCCGACTGACGTATTCTGAAAACCCGTCGTATTGTCCTTGCCGGCCTGATACCCGATAAACGTATTGTTAAGGCCAGTTGTATTCAGACCAGCCTCAAAACCCAGTGACGTTTCAAACGGCGTTGCGCTATCAGTAACGCCCAGCAACGAAGCGCCAGACGCAGCGCTTGTCCACGTTGTGCCGTTGCTGGTTAGGACGTTGCCATTGCTGCCGGGTGCAACAACCTGCACCGCAGTCGTGCCGTTGCCAAGAATGACATTGTTGGCCGTAAGCGTTGTCGCGCCAGTGCCACCGTTTGCCACCGCCACAGTGCCGGTCACGTCGTTGGCCAGATTAACCGCGTCATAGGGCGCGATTGCAAAAACCCGCTTTGTGCCAACAGCAAAGGAAACCCGCGCGCCTGTGCTGCTAGCTCGCAGCGTGCCGCGTGTCAGCGTGCCGCCGGTTGACCAAGCGCCATCAGTGGCTTCCCAATCACCCGAAGGCGCGCCCGATCCGTCGATTGCCTCAATGACATAGGTGACGGTATCGCCGTTAGCCACGGTTGCCGAAAATGCCGAAAAGCCCGTTTCGGCCCCGGCAAGAGTCAATGTCCCAGTGCCAACCGTAGTCGTCGTTTCGGACACACGGTAAGGGCGCACATAGGCCATTAGATCAGACCAGCGCCGACGCAGTAACGATGAACGCCGTACCGTCAACTGCGGCGCCGCTGTTGCTGGTCTGCGTTGGGGCCGTCGTGACGTAAAGCAATGTCGTTGCCGAGCAGAGCGCAACGTGATCGACAGTCTGCGATGCGTTCGCGGTCACGGACTTTGCGCCGACCGTAAGAATCCGATCAGTCGATCCAGTCTTAGCAAAATCGCCGCCGGCCATGACAATCGCCGCAGCGTGGCATTTGGTGCTGATCGCTGCCGCGCGGTTTGCGGGCTGGCCGTTGCAAAAGTAAAGTTCTGTTGCAGTCGCAATGACATCAAGCGGCGCGTCTTGCACCGCAAGGGCTGCGAATTTTGCCATGGGAAGGCACTCCTAAAAAAGGGCGGCGCTTTTACACGCCGCCCGATTGTTGCCGGTCGCTTACGAAGCGGCGTTGATGAACAGCTTCACGGCGTTGGCGTCGAGAAGGTTGCCGCCTGAGCGCAGCCAAGCGCAAAAGCCAACCTGACCCTTCAGGCCAAAAGCGCTGTCATCAAAGCGACGGGCGGTCATGCCCATTGCATCGCGAATGACAAACTTCGAAAAGTCGCCAAATGCGATCGACTTGGCGCTTGCTGCCATTGTCGCCATGTCCTGGTTGATGCTGATCGGATAGCCGAGCAGCGTATCAGGGGAGCCGCCGGGGTTGCCGGTTTCATAGCCAGGCGCAAAGATCGGGCGCGACTGACCGTCAACAACCTTGCGGATGTTGCGCACGCTGGTGTCGTTCATCATGAAACGAACGCCGCCGGCAGCGCGATAGGCCGGATCAACCGAATGAACCAGGTCAACGAGGCTGGCGTAGGTTACGGCAGTAACCTGCGTCGAAGCGTTCGCCGCAGTAACGCCGGTTGCTGCGCCCGTCACAACGCCGCGCGGCTGCGAAGACCCGCTGCCGGTGGTGAAGTGCGTGTTGGTGATGCGACCAAGCCGCGTAACCAGGATCTTGTTGATGTAGGACTCGATGTCGATGTTGCTGTCCTGCAACAGTTCAATCGGCACCGCGAACGACTTCGACGAGTACTTGTAGACCGGAACCGAGATGGTGCTGAATGAAGTATCGAGGACGGTGGCAGTTGCGTTTTCAGCAACAATTTCGCCAACTTCCGAAGTGGCATCAGCGGTCGAAAACGACAGCGGGTTGCCGGTGGCCGTCACCAGCACAGTGGCAACTTCGCGCATCCCGCCAAAAGCCTTGAGGCTTTCGATAAGGGCAGACGACGTATCGCTAGGGACAGAATAACCGCCTTCGCTTCCCGTGGTCGTGGACATTGTGTTGTAGAAGATGGCCTGCTCATCGGCATTAAGCGAGCGCTCGCCGTTCCGCAGCCACTTGGCAAACACAGCCGCGCCGACGTTGCCCTTGTCATGGCTGACACGCTCGGCAGCTTCGATGACGTTGCCGCGCATGGCTTCGTCGGCGACCTTGGCGTTGAGCGCGTTGACGTTCGCAATGCGCGCGTCAATGCTGTCCAGCTCGGCCATGCCAACGTCATAGATGGGCTGGTCGTTGGCAGCGTTCCACGTTTCCTTCGAAACCAGTTCGTTCAGCGTCTTTGCTTTAGCCGCGCGCTGTTCGCGGAGTGCCTGGATCGACATGATCAGGTTACCCTTTCGTCATAAAAAAAGCCCGCCGGATGGCGGGCCTGGTGTCTGCTTTCGCGCGCGAGCGCCTAGGCAGGAGTGCGGAGCTTCAGCGCTGCAATGCGCTGATATTGCTCGATCATTGTGCTGGCATCCGGCATCGCCGGCTTGCCATTTAGGTCATAAAAAAAGCCCGCCGGGTGGCGGGCTTGGTGTCTGCTTTTGCTTGCGAGCAACTAGGCAGGAGTGCGGAGCCGCAGCGCTGCAATGCGCTGGCGTTGCTCGTTCAGGGCGCTGGCATCCGGCATATCGGGTGCAGCGGGATCGTCGGGCGCTTCCGGGGCTTCCGGCGCGTCCTCAATTTCAATGGTGATGGTAACGCTCGTGTCCTGCACCGGGGGCTTGGCGTATGCGCTCAAGTCCCATTGCTTCATTGCCTTTGGTGCAATGGCACTCACCTCGTCGGCAAGCCCGGCTTCGATTGCCTGCTGCCCGGTAAGCCAAGTCTCAGCGGCCATAAGCGAGCTAAACATATCGGCGTTATTATCTTTGCCGCGTTTAGCTGCGGCATCGGCGTAGCTTTCCGCCAGTGTTGCGTCGATGCCTTCCAGCGTTGCGGCTTGCTTCATAAACTCATCAGCATTGCCAGCGGCGATAGTCCACGCCTTGTGGATCATCATCCGCGCGCCTTTCGCCATTTCGATTTTGTCGCCAGCAATAGCAATGATTGAGGCGGCGCTAGCGGCAAAGGAATCAACAACGCAAGTTACTTGACCGGGATATGCGGCGATAGCATTTGCCATCGCGATGCCCGCAAACACGTCTCCACCGGGGCTGTTGATGCGCACCGACACGTCGCCATTCATGGACGAAAGTGTCTGGTTGAACGTTTCAGCGTCAACGCCGCCAAGCCAGTCGGCATCGGCCTTAGACGACACAATGTGGTCATAGACAAAAAGGACGTTGCCTTCGGCGCGGAATTTTTCCCCCACGTCCTTGTTGGCGCGAAACAGATTGAGCAAGCGGTTAGGCTGCATTTTGCGCCCCCATATCTACAGGCCCTTGCGAGCCATCATCAACAACATCGCCACCGGGAACCGGCTTGAGGTTCTGCTTCCGGCGGACTTCATTCTGAGACATGAAGCCCTTGCGGCCCTGCCCACCAAGCGCCAGGTTGTAGCTTTCGAACAGCGACTTGGTGTCAGCCCGCTCAAGCTCGGTGGTGTCAAACTCGGCAAAGCGCGATGCCGTGCGGAAAAACTTACGATTAATCTCGTTGGTAAAGTGGTTTAGATGCTGCCGCAGCGTGTAGCGCACAAAGCCAACGCCCATCGCTTCAACGCCGCTTCCCCAGCTTGTGGTCTTTTCGCTGTGGCCAATCATAAACGGTGGCACGCGATAAACGCGGGCAACTTCCTCAACGGCAAACTGGCGCAGCGACAGCAGTTGCACGTCTTCGATCGGCATTGAGACAGTCTTAAATTCCAGGCCGGTTAAGATCATTGGCTTGCGCGAGTTACTGACGCCGCCGTGATTTTCGGCAATTTGCTGGCGCAAGTTTTCAATCTGTTCCGGCGAAAGTGTCGCGCCTTCCTTGTGCTGCAAAACGTAATCGGGCCGGGCGCTGTTCGCAAAAAACTGCGCATTGTACTGCTGCATAGCCAGCGCCGATGCGCCGATCATGCGAAGCTGATTCCGCAACGGCGATGGCGAACGAAAGCCATCAAAGCCGTCGCTCGGGATATGCAGCATATCGTCCTGGTCGAGAACGCGGCGCTCTTCGCCGGGTAAGCCTTCGACTTCGATCGCGTAAACCAGGCGTTTGGCAGTCGTTAGGTAAACGGTAACGCGGCGCGGGTGGATAGGCTCAAGCCCAATAACCTCGCCCGCCCGGTTCCGTTCAATGATCGCGAAAGCGTCGCCATGATACATTCGCGATCGGCAAAGAAATTCCCAGCCAGCGGCGGCAGACCAGCGCGGCGAAAATTCCTCGTTAAGCACCCACCAGAGCTGATCGGACATCAACTGGTCGCGCTCGCCGTCTGCTTGGCGCCGGTAAATGTGCATCGGCAGCGATGCCACCGCGCCGCTGATAACGCCGACGCAAGCCTCTGCCGCTGATAGCGTCAGGATCGTGCTTTCGGTTGGCAGCGGCAAGTTGCCAGGAACATCATTGTTGCCGGTAAACGATGCCCAAACTTCGCCGCCAGACGCGCGCGTCACGTTCGTCAACGGCACAGCAACGTTCTGCACAGGTGGGAAGCCGAATGCGCCGGCAATGTTGTCCCATACGCTCACAGGAAAATAACCCCGGTTGCGGCGACTGGCGCAGGCGCTTGATTCATCGTCGCTGCTCCTATCGCCATGGCAAGCGCGACCATGCCGTCAATGCGGCCAGTCGATCGCGACTTGTCCAGTTTCCGATTGCCGGCGGGGTCTTTGATAACCACCGCGTTGCCGGCACACATGTTCAACACCGGGTGATTGCCGTGCCGCAGCCGCCCGTTCAAAATCTCAATCTCTGTCGATTGCAGCGCGGGCGACATCGACACATAGCCTTGCCCAAACTCATGCAGCGGCACGGTCACCTCTGCCCGCTCTAGATGTGGCTTCAACAGCGCCATCCGGTAACGATCAAATGCCACGCCGCTGACGTTAAGCCCCGCGCAAAGCCGCGCGATTTCATGCGCTACAAACTCATAATCAATCGACTTGCCCGGCGTCGTCAGCAAATGGCCTTGCTTGACCCAAAGATCGTATGGCACCCGATCGCCGCGCGCTCGGTCTCCAACTAGGTCTTCAGCCATCCAGAACGTCGGCTTGACGTGCCATTCGCCCCGCCACTGCGCCAGCATGACGAACGCGGTCAGATCGGTTGTTTCCGACAGATCAAGGCCCGCCCAAACTGTGCCGCGCGCGAACGCTTCCTCATCCGGCGCGGCGCCATTCGCCTCCCAAGTGTCTCGGGAGATGAACGGATTAAAGACCGTTACCCGCTGGTTGAGCGTCAGATTCCGAAACGTCGCCTCTGCCGATGGCATCCGCATTGCCTCGGCTGATTGCCGCTCAACATCGCCACGATCACGAAAGACACCCAGCGCCGGATTAGCCGCCGCCCAGGCCGCAGGGTCGTCAAGTGCCGCGTCCTTATCGGCTTCGTAAACGTGGCAAACTGTATGCGGATCACCGCTAGACTTCGCGTCATCAATCCAGATCGACAACATGTCGCCATCGGTTGCCGCCTGCGTCGAAATGACAATCAACAGCGGATCGGAATAAGCCCCTTGCCCCGTCGTAATGGCGTCAACGAAATCGTCTTTCGGCCCGCGAACCTGGCCCAGTTCGTCAAGCACCGCCAGCACCGGGGAAAGCCCGTGCGTTGTCGATGCCTCTGCCGCCAGCGCCTTAAACGTCGTATTGGCTTTTAATCCCACCAGCTTCTTGCCAGATGGAACAATGCGAACCCGGCCCCGCAGATCAGGGGACACGTTGATAATCTTGCACGCCAGATCAAACACCAGCGCTGCCTGCTCGCGCGATCGCGCGCCGCTGACTAGCTGTGCGTTAACCCGCGCCTCCGGTCCGACAAGGTGCGCCAGGATGATGCAAGCGATTAGTGCCGTCTTGCCGTTCTTTCGGGCGATGCTCAGAATCGAACGCCGCGTACCTGCCGGGTTGTCATAAGTGTCCAGAATGAACTGACGTTGAAACGGCTCTAACTCAAATGGCTTGCCGACGTGACGCCCCTCGGGGACGTTGCAGTGCTGCGATATGAAGGCAACGACCTTTTCGCCCCGCGTCATCAGTTAAGGAGGCTGGTAGCCTCGCCCGCTTCCGCTTCAATGCTCAAGCCTGCATCCCTCCGCTTGCTCACGTCGCGGGCTTCCCCCCCCAGTGCGCGGGCGTGAAGCTGTAGATTGCGACGCAGCGACATGACCGAATTGGTGTAGTCACGAACCACCGCCACCAGCGGATTGACCCGGCCTTCATTGACCGAGTTTTCCAGATCGAGCGCGTTGCCTTCCCGCTCTAGGCGGGCGATCGCCTTTGTCAGTTGCGCCGCGATCTCAAGCTGGTGATCTGTCCAATCCGCTTTTGGAAATTCGGCAACGACCGAACGCCAGAATGGCCAGTGGCCTTCAGCCAAATAAATATGGCCAGGCGGCAAAATCTCTCGAACCGCACCCGCGACAATGCGCTGCGCCGCCGTGATGCTGTCGACGCGCTGCCGCTTGGCCATGGGGAAACCTGTGTTAGCGATGAAGATTCCATGAGGTGCGGTGTCCAAGAACAAAAACCCCTAGAGATTTGACCCTGGGGGGGGGGGGCGTCAGCGCCTCACAGGCCACCCGTCAGGCCCGATCGTGGGCTTGAGCTTCACATGACCGCTGAACGTCGCGCCCCGTGCCTCAGCGCTTTCCTTGGCGGTTTTGAGCGTGTGGCAAGGCTCGCAGATTGATTGCAGATTGCTTGCGTCTTCGTTGCCGCCCTTCGCCCTGGTCTTGATGTGATCAACCTGGGTGGCGAACGTGGCGCGTCCAATGGCGGCGCATGGCCTGCACATTGGCTCGCGTGCTAGTTGCTGCTGTTGTGTTTTGCGCCAGCCCTTCGGCATTGGTTCGCGGGCTGGTCGGTCACGCCATGATGTGCGCCCGGTCAAGGCGCAACTCCAACTGATGGCAAGGTGGATACAGTCTCAAACCGGATAGTGTAAAGCTTCAAAGACCCATCCCAACGAGAGCCATAGCCGCAGCCGCAAACACGTCCCGCGCCCAAGCCATACCAACCGATCGCGGTACCCCTTGTTGCTTGCGCTCAACAACGTCGCTGACACTCTCAGCGCCAAACGGGCCAAGCGTTGCGTGGAGCAAATCAACGCCGCGATGATCGACGTGAAAACGTAAGGAAAAGTCGATTGCCGACAGCCGATCGCGGGCAATGATGTAGCGCGGCACGGTGTTGCGCTCACTGCCACCGCCAGCCTGCGAAAAGTCAATGCACGACCGAGACTTGTTGTAGCCCGCCGTTTCGATAATGCCTTGGTATTCAAGCAAAGCCCGCAGCCCCTCGTCATCAAACCACCCATGACGATGCAGGCGAATCAGCGGATTAACCGCAACGCGCGCCTTGGCCGTCCGATCGCGCCAATCCTCATCGGCCAACTTGGGCGCTGCGATCACAGCCCAATCGCCTTTGGCCATTCGCTCGGGTGTCGGGCCGTCCTGATGCGTCGCAGGCTTGGCTTTAGGTTTTGCTTTGCTCAACGTCGCCTCCTGTCAGTTGGGTGATTTTGGCGCGGCTGTCAGCGCTCGCTGTAATCGGCGTCACGGTCTTCCATGATGTTAGCGGGCCGCTGGTATTGGCTGGTTCGCCATTCCCAATCGAGCCGGTAGCTGCCCATGTGTCCCGGCAATCCCATGCGGACCTTGGTGACATGCACATCGACAAGATTGCTGTCTCGGTTTGGCCGGTGGATGACGACGCCGTAATCCGCTTTGTTGGCAAAGTTGGCGCTGCCCGAAATGTCGTAGAGCGTCGGCGCGCGGACACTGCCGCGATCCATGACCGGCTTGCGGGGATGCGCCACCAGCCACAGTGCAACCTGATACTGCCGAGCAAACCGCTTCATCATGCGGATAGCGCGCCCGGTGTAGTCAGTTTCGGTTTCGTCAGGCTTTCGCTTGTGTTCGACTTCGTTCCACGGGTCCAAGATAACCAACTTCACCCCGTCGCGAATGACGGCGATGCGCGCCAGTTCAAGCACATCGTCAAGCGTCATGTCGGATTCGTCGTCGTTTGGCTGTTGGGCAATAACGACAAACTGCCGATCGATGTCGCGATCGGCCTTTGAGTTATCGCCGGTTAGAGCATCCTTGTCAGAACAGTTGCGCAAATGCGCCCGCAGCTTGTTTTGCAGGATAGGGCGCACGGCAGTTTCAAAGCTGCCCAGCGCGACGTTGACGCCCTGCTTTATCAAGTCCGACACGATCGCCATGATGAAACTAGTTTTGCCCTGGCCGGCGTATCCGGTGACGACCGTAAAGGTTCCCGGCACCACCGGCAGCGCCTCAAAAATGTCGGGTATGCGCACGTTCATCGGCTGATAGGGCGCCGGCTCGGGGAACTCGGATATGCGCGCCAGGCCGCGTATCGGGTAAGCGCGGGCATTCGACAGCACCGTCGCGACGCCGCCTTCGCCGTGAAGCATCAGAACGTCGTTCAAGTCTTTGCAGCCCTGGGGATAGGTAACGAACATGCACCGCTCAGCGCCAAGCCTGCGAACCAGTTCCCATGCCAGGATAAGCCCCGGCTCGTCGTTGTCGGTGGCAATGATGAATCGCGCTACCTGGTCGGTGATAGGCGCGCTGGCGTGAACAAACCGAAACCGCTCGGCGTCGTTTACCGGGTCGATCGGGCTGTCATCACCCGGCTTTTGCGGGGCGCCATTGGGGACGGACAGCACGAATTGCCGGCCCGCCTGCATCGCTGCTAGTGCGTCCCACTCCCCTTCCGTTATCACCACCGGGAACGCAGGGTCGAGGACCCTCTCGTCTGTCAGGCAGTCGATGTTCCACCAGAGCAGCGGGGCGCCTTGATCCATCCGGTGTTGCTTGTCGGACGTGAGACGGTGCTTGTGGTTTATCACCTTGCCCGCCTGCGCATACGGCACGCTCAACCAATAGCCTTTGCCGTCGCTGGTGGTGCATATCCCCAAGGCTTCCGCCAATTCGGGATCTATGCCCCGCGCCGCGATCCAGTCTTTGTGCTTCGGGTGAATGGTCATTGTGGGTGCCGCCTTTAAAATTGCAGTGGTGACAGAACCAAACGAATGTTCCGTCTGTGTTCCTGGTGACGTTAAGGCATGGGTCTCGCTTCTTTTTCCGTGTCGCGCTGCACTCGGGGCAAACCTGTTTGCCTGGCCTTGTCGGGGTCCAGGTCACAGCGCTGGTGCCGTATCGTGGATTGATGCGTGTTGGCTGATGCCGTCGCGGCGCCTGGCCCTGAAGCAGCCTTCAATGAATGCCACCGGGTCGATCGCGCCATTGCGTTGCGCCTGCCCGAGCGCTGCCATGACAGTCGCGTCGCCGTGATCGCGCTTCCATTTGCCAATGACGGACCGCGCCTTGCCGTCGCTGATTCCTGCCGCGCCGAGCAGCCGAATCCCGGCGTCAAACATGAACTTTGTCGGGTCGATAAAATCAGACTTTTCGCCAGTAGATTTATCTACTGGTATTCTTTCGTCCTCTATCGTTTCGTTTAACGTGCGCGTTAGGTTAAGGCTTGCTTCGCTTATGTCGCTGTTTTCTTTAGCCTTGGCCTCGTTTTCAACACGCTTTCGTCCACCTTTCGCACCGCTTTCGGCTTGGTTTCGTGCAAATTTTTCTGCCGAAACTATCTCGAAACGTGCGCGAGAGTTGATTAGGTGGCCATCTTCGGCGATCAATTTGCCGAGCGAAATGAGCCGATCGCGGATTAGATTCCACTTGCGAATTGAGACGCCGCAGACGCCAGAAATCCACCTGGCATCGTCAGGTATAGGCGCGCCCCGATCGTAAATTAGGTCAAGGCAAAGCGAGTATGCGCCCTTTTCCTCAAGGGTCAGCGACATAGTTCCGTGGATAAAATCAGCGCCGCAACGACGATACCAGCGCGCCATTATGCTGCCTCCAATTCGTAATGTTTTAGCGCGGCAGAAAACACCGCCCCGGTTATCGCGCCGGCTTCGTAAAGCGTCATCAGATTGCGTTTGCGCGCCGCTTTGGTGCGTCCCAACGTGATCGCCAGTGCAACCAATCCGCCCGCCGCAGCGTCGTGGAATGACTGTGCCGAATGGGGCTGGTAAGCACTCACGGCAACACCTCGCGAACATCGTCGCGCGCGTCCTTGCCAAGTCGGCGCAACACAATGCCCAAGATCGCGCTACACGTGGTCAGGCCGTCGCCTGCATAGGGCGCACAAAGCGCAACCAGCCCGTCCGCGCCGTGGCGGTCGATGTGCGCGCTCACAGCCGCCGTGGCGGCACTGACGCGGGCGTATGCGGCTTCCTGTGCCGTCGCCTTGTCGCGCAGCATAATGGCGCGCTGGCGGGCGCTGTCTTGCTGGCTCATACCGGTACCACCCGAACGACAGCACGCGGATCATCGCTGTAGATTTTGGTGCATGTCAGCGAGACGACAGCGCTGTCATCGGCCCAGACAACACCGTTAAGCGCGTCCAGAATGTTCTTGGCATAATTGTCCACATCGGGCCGCGAAACGGGCCAGACGGTGCCATTGAGCGCACTCGCCTGTTTAGCCTTTGACCATGACGCCGGGATCGGCAGATGCACGACCAGTAACAGCGACAGCGGCCCTTCAGCCGGCGGTTCGTCACCCATTGCCAGCTTGCCGATCTGCGCGACGCGCGCGGCATAGTTGGCGGTCTTTGCCGGCGTGTAAGAGCGGCCAGATTTGAGCGTCCGAGCGCGGCCCTTGGCGACGCATACGCCGGGGATGACAAAGGTGATCACAGCACCACCCCGAACAGCGCCAGGCACGCCCGCCGCCACTTGCTCGCGCGGGTGCGATTGCCCTTTGCAACCGCAGCCGATCGCGCCGTCAGTGCTTTGCGCACGATCAGCGGAGCGGTGCGCTCTGGCCGGTCAAAGCGGCCCCTGTTGTTACGGCACGTCATCCTGCCGCCACCGCTGCGCACTTGCTGGCAAACGCCGGATCAGTAGCCCGAAGCGCCGTTGCCTTTTTCAAGCCGTGCAAGATCGTCGTATGGTCGCGCCCACCCAGCGCCGCGCCAATGCGGGGCATTGACACACCGCGCGCCCGCATAGCGAGCATCACGGCCCAGCGCGCCCGCACAAGATCTGTAAACCGTGAATCGCCGGTTAATTCGGAAAGGCTAATGCCGAACACATCAGCCGCCGTCCGCAATGTCTGCGGCAAATGATATGGCGGGCGATACCAGGCCGGCACCAGACTAGCGAGTTGCGGGGTCATGCTGCCGCCAACCGTTTTTTGCGGTTCGCATAGAAGCTATCCATTGCCGCCCACATCAGCTTGTCGGACATGACAGCAGCCCGCCGCCATTCCACTTCGCAACTGACGCCGCCAAAAGTATCGGCGCGCGTCAGACCCCAATGCAGGCGGTGACGACGGCACTCATCAACGCTGCTGCCGGTCATCTTGGCCGCGTGTTGATCAAACTTTTGCGACGACATGGAATGCCCGTACCGCGCCCAAATCTGGGTCAACTGCTCACAAAGCGCCTGGTCGATCGGCCATTCGTCATGTGCTTGCAGGCCCAGCTTCCGCCAGCCATTCAGGGTGCTTTCCTTTAGGCCAATCATGTCGGCAATCTCGGCCCAAAGCAGCCCCTCCGCGCGTAACTGGTTGACGCGGGCGACGTTGGCCTGGGTGCGATAACGTGATTTAGTGGAGACCGTCATGCGGTGGCGCTCTCGGCGGGCCAGTCGATAACCTGCGCGTTTTGCAAAGCAGACAACAGTGTGGCTGTTGGAACGGCGACGCTTTCAGTAATGTAACCGCGGCCAAAACTGCCGACGTTGTGCGCTTCTACTGTGCGAAAGCCGTCCGCCCGCTGATTTGCCTTGTCTATCCATGTGCGTCCGTTCTGCTGCCAAGCGCGGCGCAGCAACATAAACGGGATCAGATAACAGCGTCTGTCGGGGACGAGAGCATAAGCTATAAAATCGCAAGCCAAGTCCTTTTGCACCCAGCCTGGGATGTTGGAGCCGCGATCTGACCAACGCTCTAAAAGAATGTCGTTATAGCTCTTGTCGCGGACCTTTTCGTCAATCGTGACTGTCTTGCCTGATTTAAGCGTAACCACGCGGTCAATGCCCGCCCGCTGCGCCCAACCGTCATCGCGAACCGAAACAGCCGACAAAAAACCGGGAAAGGCTGTCTGATAGATTGCGTCCCACCACGGTGAACTTTCATGCTGGTGCGATAACGCCAGACTTTTTTCAAAGACATGAACAGTCATTCGGCATCACCGGATTGGTTGCCCCAAACGGCCCAGCCTTGTCGTGGTGAGCGGCAAAATAGTTCAATCTTTTGCAAGCCGGAATACGCTTCCTCAATCATTTCATAGTAAAATAAAGGCTTGGCAGAATGTGCTGTGCGCGCCTCACGGTGAACGCTTGACGGCTGCTTTCCGGCTTGTGGCGGCGGGATATTGCCTCGCTTGCAGATCAGCAAAATTTCATGCTGATTCCTGGCGTGGTAGCCCATGCCAATCTTTTCTTTGTCCCACACAATATTGGTGCGGTATTCAAAGCCCCATGCCTTAACCACCTCAAGGCATTCAGCCAGTTTGGGCGCTGTTGCCCACAAATAAAGCATGGCGTCATCTGCCGCCAATTCCGCTATCGGCATGGCGCAAATTTCTTCAAGCGTCATCGTAGGGTAATGATTTTCGATCGCGCGATTGCCGGCGCCCATCGGCGGATTCTCATAACGCCAGGGCGGATCGGCATAGACGACTGGGTATTTTGTGGAGGTATCCAGCGCCGTATTTCCGCGACTGATTTCATCAATTTTTTGCAGTCGTTCGCCGCGCGAGATCACAGCCTTTTCAGCGCGAATAGCCTTGGCTGCGGCTAAGATTTCCTTTTCGCCTTTAGCCACAATTTCGCGCTGTTGATCGTGCGGAACTTGCGCAATCTCAGCAGCGGCGGAAACCGAAGCCATGCCGCTATCGACAGCCGCCACCAGTTCCGGCGCACCGTGTTCTTGAACCTTGCGGGCAGTGCGAACGCTGCGCTCGGAGACGTTCAGCAAGCTGGCAGCTTCGGATTGGCTGACTGGTGGTGGCGCGACGGATTGGGAGACGTAAAGCGGCAAATTTGCCGGATTAGCTGGCTTCCCGACCCGCATATTCGCCAGCCGCGCCGCAATGCTGGCCCGCTGCGATTCAGTCAGGTGGCGGCGGTGCAAATTGGTGCTGATAACAAACGCCAGCGCGGCGGCGTCATCGCCCACAAAGTCGCGCGTTGGAACATCAATGCCGATGTCGTTGGCGGCTAAACAGCGGTTGCGCCCGTCTAGCACTTTGCCCTGGTACAACATGACCGGCTCACGGATGCCGTGTTCTGCAATGTCGGCAGAAAGCATGGCAAGCGTATCGCTAGACAGCATCGGAAACAGGTTGGCGTATTCGTGCCAGGTGTCGGGAGTGGCGCGCATGGCCAAAGCAAGGGCGCTCATGCGGCGGCACTCTCAACGGCGCGGCGCAATTCGCCAACCTTATCAGCCCGCCAAGTCGGCGCGCTGCCCTTTTTGACCCATGCGTGTATCGTAGTCACGGGGACGCCGATTAGGCGGGAGGCTTTATGCTGACCGCCAGCGGCAGCAACGAGGGTTCTAATATCATCCATGCCCATCAATGTGCGATATAAGCACAAGACTTGCAAGCGTTGATGTGCGATATGGGAAACTACGGATTTCGGAGGCGTAATTTTGAGTGCGCTATTGGTGCTAGAACCCGCAGGGGGGGTATGTAAATTGGGCGTATGGATATGCTTGTTGTCAAAAATCGTATGCTTGAACTGGGTTTTACCCAGGGGGACGTTGCGGAGCATCTTCGCATTGAGCGATCAGCTATCTCGAAGCTACTTAATGGGAAACGACAGCTTAAAGCTCGCGAGGCGCAATTATTGGCGCAGATGCTGCGCCTTGATGGCATCGGCTACCCCTCAGTCATGCAAATCCCTGTGATAGGCATGGTATCAGCGGGTAGCTGGGAATTGGCGGTAGAAGAACCTCAGTATCTAATGCCAGCCCCCGCGACAGACTTGCCACCATCAGCGTTTGGCGTCGTCATAACCGGCGACAGCATGGATAAGATCATGCCACCCGGTTCCATAGCTATTGTGGACCCCGACGACAAAGACTTAGTGGCGCGCGGCGTCTATGTCGTCATGAACGGTGATGACGAATCGACCGTTAAGCGCTTTATGACCGATCCCGCACGGCTTGAACCCGATAGTTTTAACGATGCCCACAAAGCCATCTATCCCGGTCGTGACGCCTTCTTTGTCATCGGGCGCGTGATTTGGCGCGCGGAAAAAATGCGATAGCTGCATAATATAATATTCTAAACTAGCACAAACCACTTGCGCTATGTGCGAATCTAGCACAATATCCCCTCAAGTCACCCCGACGACGCCTGAATAGACAGGCCGTTGCGGGTGACGGGGACGCCTCCGATGGCCACCGCTTACCGCGACGTAGATTGCCGCGACCTCTCAGAAGCCGCCATACCCTATTGCCTTGCCAAGCTGGCCTATGCCGCTGGCGAGGACGAAGCAGGTGACGCGGCGTGGCAGCGCTTTGTTGACGTAACCGACAGCGACGATCGCGAGCAGATCGAAGCCGAACTTGACTGCGAGTATAGCAACATCGCGGCTTGGGCATCGTGCCTTGAGTACGAAGCCAATCGCATCAAGCGCGACATGGTTAAGCTGGCGGTTCTCAAGGCCATCGCAGCGTTTGGTGTGCGGTCGGCATGGGTTCCGGTTGTTGCCAATGAAGCGGCGCGGCAGGTGCTGGCATGACCGCCGTCTACATTTGCTGGTCGGAAACCCTATTCGATGGTGGAGCCAGGTACGTGCTGGCGACGCCCGCGACGGATGCGGCCGAGGATTTGCTGACCGCCCTTAATGGCGTCATGAGCCTACTCGATAGCGCCGAAAGCAACGCCAGCGGGTCGCCTGACTGGCCCCATGTCGGGCCTCGCGTTGCGGCCTGCCGCGCTGCCGTTGCCAAGGCGACTGAAGCATGAGCGCCATCGCCATCGCCGCGCGCTTCGGCGTGACCGCGCTTACCATCGCCCTGCTCTTTGTGGCTCTGCCGCTTTTGGGACCAGCATGATGCACTTACCCGTTTATAACGACGCCCTGGCGCTCGCTGCGTTTCACGAACACGTTGCGCCACTGCTGCCGCCTTTCGTTGTTGTGGCTGTCAGCGAGTTGATGACCCGCATGGAGATCGACCGTATCAAGGCGCATAACGCGCGGTCGGCGATACAGCCGGGCTGGCCGATTCAGCGCGTGGCCGAGCATCGCGTTGAGGTGTCGGCATGAGCGCCAGTCACACAATGGGGCCATGGGGCCGCGGAATTTGCAGCGTTAGCAAGACGGGGGATGGGTTTGCGTCACTGACTGTTGTCGATGACAGCAAAGCCTTTGGATGGAGCAATGTGGCGTCTGTTCATTTTTCCAAAATGAACCTTGCTGGCAGGAGGCCATGGGAAATGCCTGATTATTTGCTGATCAAGGCCGCGCCTGATTTGCTGGCCGCGCTGGAAATGATCCGCGACGCTGACGACGATTGCAAAGCTGACGGCCTTTTCACCATCCCCGCCCCGACCCGTGCGGCTATCGACGCAGCCATTGCCAACGCCACAGGTGTAGCATGACCCGCCGCACTCGCTACCATGGCACCCCAATGACCCCGCGCGCCGCGTTGCGAGCAATGGCGGGCCGGTCATTTTGCGTCAGTTTTGCCCGTCCAGACGATATTGCCACAGTCGACGAGATTGCTGACAGCATCATGCTCGACAACGGCGCGTTTTCGTTTTGGATGAAGGCGCGCAAGGCTGGCAACGAGGCTTGCGAGGCCGAGCGCGATTGGGCGCCTTACTATGCTTGGGCGGATCGTTGGCTTTCCGGTGCAAACCGCTGGGCTGTCATCCCCGACGCCATTGCCACGCCATCACAGATCAATGACGCGCTCTTAAACCGGTGGCCACTCGGCAAGGCGCAGGCCGCGCCGGTCTATCATATGGACGAGCCAATCAGCCGTCTTGCCCGCCTGCTTGAGCAGGGGTGGAACCGCGTAGCGCTTGGCTGGGTGGCGCAAAGCCAAACCGACAACAAGGTTGGCAGCAACGCCTATATGCGCCGCATTGACCAGATCGACCGCGAAATACCGGCAATGCCATGGGAAGAAACGCACATGCTGCGGGGTCTTGCCGTGATGGGCGTCCGTCCCTTTCAAAAGCGGCGACAGCACCAGCTTGGCGCAAAATGGGTGGAAATACGACAGCCCGCTACTCAGCGACCAGTGGCGCGGGCGCAAAGCCTAAGCCGACAAACTGGAGGGCAAGCATGACGCCCGAGCAATCTGCCGAGCGCGCCCAACAGATCGCGAAGATGCCGCCCGGCAACTTCAGGCATCGCTGTTTTGACGACCTCATCAACAGCATCGCTAGCGAGCATGGCCATGGCGAGGCTGTTGCAATCTTTGATGCCGTCGCCGCGCCCGACCATTACGATATTGAACAAGCCCCATTCTCCGCACTCCAATTATTAACCGGCAAAACGTCCGATGAATGGCGTGAAATTAAGGAGCTTAAAGCATGACCCGCCGCACTTTCCCCCAGGCGCTTTGTCTTGGCTTTGTGATGGCCGGCATTGTCGCGGCAATCGTGACCGGGTTCAAGGGGTTGCTGTCATGGTATTGATAGCCGGCCCCGTATTCCACGAAGCTTTCGATCAAGGTTCGGAGGCTTGGCTACAGGCCAGGTGCGGCCTGCTCACGGCAAGCGGGATGAAGCTGATCGTCACGCCGACGTTAAAGCCCGCCAGCAATGACAAAGAACGCTCCCACCTTTACGAACTCCTGGCGCAACGCATCACCGGCCATGTCGAACCGCAGTTTATTACGGACTCAATGCTGCGCGGCCATGAAGACGAGATAACCGCCCGCGCGCTCTATGCCAAGCATCATGCGCCAGTGCATGAAATCGGCTTTATTACCAATGACCGCTGGGGCTTCCCGATCGGCTATTCACCCGATGGCCTGGTCGGCGAGCATGGCCTAATCGAATGCAAGTCTCGCGCACAAAAGTATCAGGTGCAGACCGTCATCGAAAACGCCGCAACCGGCACGATCCCGGCTGATTACCTCATTCAATGCCAGACCGGGATGCTCGTTGCCGATCGTCACTGGTGCGATTTCATCAGCTTTAGCGCCGGCCTGCCGATGATCGTTGTCCGCGTCCACGCTGACCCCGTTTTGCAGGATGCCATCATTGCAGCCGCATCAGCCTTTGAGGCGCGGCTTACCGACAAGCTGGCGACGTTTAGCGAAACCGTGACCGCGCTGGGAATGATCCCGACAAAGCGCACCGTTGAAATGGGAATTTTCTAATGTCCGATATGTCGCAAGTCATCGAAGCCAAGAGCGACCAGATCAACGCTGGCGATCTGGTTGGCATCAGCCGCACAATCCGCGTTGCTTCCGTCAATGTGATCCCAGGCGAAGATCAACCGGTTTTGATAAAGGTCGATGGCGACAAGAAGGCATACAAGCCTTGCAAGTCTATGTGCCGCGTTCTGGTTGCCGCATGGGGTGCAGAAAGCGCCAAATATGCCGGGCGTTCGATGACCCTCTACAATGACCCGGACGTTCTGTGGGCAGGCATGAAAGTCGGCGGCATTCGCATCAGCCACATGTCGCATATCGACAGCCCGATCACCCTGGCGCTGGCCGAAAACAAAAAGAACCGAAAACTATTTACCGTCAAGCCGCTGCAAACCCAGCGCGCCGATACCCCCGCCGTCGCTTCTCCCCCAGCGACCGCTGCCGAAACCCCATTAATCGACGCCGGGCAGTCAGCCGGGGCGGCGTCAACCGACCGCATAACCGCCTATTGCGAGACCGTCATGGACGCCATCAACGCCGCCGAAACCGTCGCCGATCTGGACGCTATCGAAGGCAAAGCGGCTACCAAGCTGGCGAACCATGCCAACCAGTTGGCGTACATCCGAGCGGCTGTTGAGTTTAAGCTGCCGTTCCTGGCGGCGCAGGGTGACGATGGCTTTGGGACTGACGCTGGCGCTCGGGTGACGGCATGACGACCGTGCGCCTGCTGCGTCAGCCTGAAGTGCTGGCGCGCGTCAGCCTGTCCCGCATGACTATTGAACGCGAAATTGCCGCTGGTCGTTTTCCGCGCCCGATCTATCCGACGCTTGCGACAAAAGCATGGCGCTCTGACGAAATCGATGCATGGATTGCAACCCGCACCCAGGCACGCGACGAAAGCCAAGCGGCCTGACATGGGGGTATCTTTGGGGGCATTGGGCGAATTTACTGCCCCTTTAACCATGGTAACTATGGATTCCGGTCGGGCCTCCAAAACAGCAGCACATACCCTCACAAGCGCTCCCACAACCCCTTGCATTACCATGGTAAACCAAGGCATAAATGCTCAAGAGCGCCCTGACCGGCCCTTGCAAGCGCAGCCGTTTGGGGTTTCCGCTGGGGGTATCGGACAAAAGCGTGGGGGTATTGCCATGCTTTCGGACTTGCAAATCAAGAAAGCCGCGAATCGCGACAAAGCATACAAGCTGGCGGATGATCGCGGCTTATACGTCTACGTCAGCGCAACAGGCGCAAAGTCCTTCCGCCTAAAATACCGTTACGGAGGTAAAGAAAAGGCGCTGACCATTGGTCGCTGGCCAGAAGTAACGCTATCTCGCGCCCGTGAATTGGCGATCATTGCCCGCACTGATCTTGCAGAAGGCCGCGATCCTGGCATCTCAAAACAGCAGCGCCGAGCTGCTAGTGCGGCATCGTCAGCATCGACGCTTGAAGCAATAGCGCGCGAGTATCACCGCAAGCAAGCTGGACGCTATGCGCCGCGCCAGCACCAGACGTTTATTGCCAGCTTAGAGAATGACATATTCCCAGCGCTTGGAGCGCTGCCGATCACCGACATAACCGTGCCGATGCTGCTCGGGCAGCTTGAGCGCATTGAATCGCGAGGCGCTATTGAGACAGCGCACCGCGTTCGTCGTCGCCTTGACGTTGTATGGGCTTACGCCATTGGAACCGGGCGGGCGGCGCTCAATCCGGCTACGCAGTTGCGCGGCACCCTGACCCCTGTAAATCGTCTTGCCAAGCAGCCTGCTGTCCTGACGCTGGCAGATGCCCGCGAAGTCTATCGTGCCGTCAGCAATACCCCCGCTGATGCCGTTGTTGTGGGGGCATCGCGCCTTTTGGCGCTTACGGCAACGCGGCCCGGCGACGTGCGCGGAATGGCATGGGATGAATTGTCTGGCTTAGACACCGATGCGCCTGTCTGGCGGATTCCGGCGGCGCGGCTGAAGGGGACGATTGAACAGAAGGCCGACGCAAGCCGCGCGCACGTTGTGCCACTGTCTGCCGCCGCCGTTGCCGCCATCGCGTTTGTGCGGCCCCTAACGGGCCACTTGCGGCTAGTCTTTGCGTCGCATCGCTTTCCCAATCAGCCCATGAGCGACATGACGCTATCAATGCTGTTTAAGCGCGCCGGCTTTGACGGTCGGCATGTGCCGCATGGCTGGCGGGCGACGTTCAGCACAATAATGAACACGTTACATCCAGAAGAATCCGCCGCTATCGATGCCACCCTGGCGCACGTCAAAGGCGGCGTTGAAGGCCGCTATAATCGCGCCGTGCATATTGCTCGGCGCCGGGAGTTGCTTGCTGAATGGGCTGATATGTTGACAGGCGAAAACCTCACTTCGGCCACCCCACCACCAGCGCCCGTCGCTTAACCTCGCAGGCAATCACCGCAGCCCCGCGCTCAATCAGCGCCGCGTCCACGCTGGCCGCATCACCGCCGGCTAACGCGGGGATAGCGCACGGCAACAGCGCCTCACTTGGCGGCGGCGGCAGCACTCGCAGCGGCGTCAGCGTCCTTGATGGACCGCAAGCGCTCGTCAGACAGACAGCGCACAACAGGGCGGTCCTTGTAATAGACATGGGCGGTTTCCTTTGATCGTGCCGACAGCGCGGCTAGGCGGGCTTGTGCAGCGGTTGCGGCGTCATTGGCGGCAATGACTGCGGATTGCTGGCGGGCTGCGTCCTGCGCCGCCTGTAGGGCTTGGGCTGTGGCTATGGCCTGCCACTTGGCGCGCTCTACAGATCGGCCAGTTGCTTCGCGTGAATTGCCCCAAAGCCAAAGCGCCCCGATGATGGATGCGGCCAGCAAGATCGGCCAGATGATCGGCCAAAAGCGTCGGGCCAGGCCAAGCGCGGCGATCACTTGACGCCCCCGTCCGGTACCAGCGCGGCAATGACCCCGATAGCCGCCGCGACGTAAGACCATGGCGCGGTCAATGCCGCAGCGCCGGCAATCCCGGTGCCGATAAGCAGCCAGGTGCTGCGCTCGTTAAGCCTGGCGCGGATGTAGCGGATGGTGGGGATCATCACGCCTCCCCCGTCGTAGCAACCGCAGCCGCCACCACCAAAGGCGCGCGCTCCCCAACAGCCACTCCCGCCGGCCAGCGATACGCAATCACCCGCGCCACCGGGAAGGCGCGCTCGTTTACAGCATCGGCCTGATTGCCGCCCAAAATCCGCAGCCGGCCATCGGGATAAACGCCAGTCAGCAACCCGACATGCCCGCCACCATCGCGGCTTAACACAACGATGCACCCGAGCGGCTTACTCACGGACACGTCGACGCCCCAGCTTGCCCATGCCTTCGCCCGCAACCCGACGAAACCGCGCGGCGGCTTGAACCCGGCAGCGTCCATGCAATCCGCGATGAAAAGCCCACACCACGGCACCGCATCGCCACTGTACGCCGCGCCAAGCCATGCCACAGCGCGCTTGGCCATCGCCATGATGACCGGGTTATTGCCCGCGCCCGGTGTCTCACGGGTGCCGATGCGGCGACGGGCATAGGCGAGCCACAGGGGGTCTATGGGCATTGCTTTTGCTCCTGTTTTTGTGGTATTTTTGCAACATAGCCCCCGGACGCTTGCCAACTGCCCACAAGGCCAAGGCAGCGCACCATCGGGGTCGGGGAAGCCAGCGCCCTCATTTGCGCAAAGACTGGCAACTAACCCCGCGCCGGCTTGTCGCGCTCAATCGCGGCCATAAACGCCGCCCGGCGCATCTCGATAATCCCGCGCCATTCATGTTCGACGCGCTCGGTGGCGTTGCTTACGGCAATGTCACGGGCGGTGACGGCTTGGCAGAGTAAGTCCCAGGCGGCTTCTGAGGTGGTCATGCTGCCAGACCCTCCAACATTTCGGGCCGCACGGTATTGCGCGCGACCTCCCCGAACGTGGCGTGATAGGTGATGCCAATGGCGGCGCGATCGGCCTGGTAGCCTGCCCGAGCGCTGTATGCGTCCTTGGCTGATAGCGTCGGGTGCTGCTCGACAATGGCCCCGGCGTCTTCTTTCAAGTGCCGATGATGCAGATGGCCAGTGTGGATGTAGACCTTACTGCAACGCCCCCACATCGCGCGAAACTGCGCGGCAAAGATAGACGATAACCCGCCCATCTTGGAAAGGTGCGAGTGATGCCAGCCCAGCATTACCGAGCCGAACTCGAAAGCATAATACGGCAACTCGCTGTCGATCACTTCGACGCGCGGCTCGCACTCATAGAGCGCCTTGAACATGTGCCGAAGCCATACCGACGATGCCAGATCGTGATTGCCTTCCGCCATTAGGACAATGACGCGGCGATGTTTGAGCAAGGCGCGATCAACAAGACCGCGCAGGGCTTTGATGGTGGCGCTGACCATCTTGGAAAAGCGCCCGTCCGCATCAAGTGGGTGGCCGCTTGTCGGGGTCGCGGCAACTAGCCCGTCGTAATGGAGAAAGTCACCTAGTTGAGCAATGACACAGGTGTCGGCGGCGGGTGCGCCGGCAACCATCGCGGCAAACGCGCCGTCAAGAATGCGCGACGCAATGCCAATGTCCCAATCGGCGCCGCCCTCTTTGTGCCAGGCCAGCATCCCCATGTGGTAATCGGTGAAGGTGTAGACGTTGCAGAGCAGCGCGGATGTGGTGGCCGGCGCGGCAACCGGATCAATGCGCGGCAAGTCCGCAGCCATCGCCGCAAATGCCGCCCGTGTCGCTTCGTCCCGCCGCTCCTGATCTAGCGATGTTTTGACCCATTGTCCGCGCTGGTTGCCGTCGCTGTCAAAATAGGTCGACACGCCCTTGACGACATAGGGTCCGCCGCCGTCACGCTCTGGGCTGGCTGCAATGCCGCCAATAATTCCCGCGTGCCGCAACGTGCGCTGCAACGTTTCGCGCGCGATGCCCAGCGCCTCGGCGGCGGCGCTCTGATTGTTGCCGCTTTCGGCATATGCGGCTAACCGGCGGGCAACCTCCACCGAATCGACGGAGGAAATTCCCACGCTATTTGCCTTGCTCGTCGGGTGGCAATCGGCCCGTCCAACCCCTGACCGTGTTGGATTCCCAAATTCTGATGGCCATCCATATGGCGGTCAGCAGCGCCGCCAGTGGATTGAACAAGCCAGCCCATGAGGCAGCGAGCGCGCCAACGGATGCAAGGTCCATCAGCTTAGACCATTCGGGCTGGTCGCTCATGCGACGGCGCCCGAAAAAAAGATTCGCGTTCCCGGTGAGCCGGGATTATCGGCGCGGCTATTCATCTGGGCGGTCCTTCGCTCGGGTGATAGGGCCATCGTCATGTTCGCGCAGGGCGATGGTCCGACTGTTGCGCCAGGCTATTCAGCGCTGACCGGCGTCACTTCGCCCAACGCCGCGACCATGGCATCGCCGCGCCCGTCATCGCGCAGCCCGTGCCAGCCGTTGCCGGTTGCAAATGCGATCAATCCACCGGCCAGCGCCTTGCCCGCGTCGCTGATCCCGGCGCGCTGGGCAAACAGATATTCGCCAGTGCGCACGATTTGATCAACGGGCGACGGCAGCACGTTGAAAGCCTCGACCGCTGCAATGACCGCCACGCCTTCATCAAGCAGCGGCCCCGCGCAATAGTCGGCGATCGCGTCACGGGCGGCGGTGATGTTGTCGAATGTGTCCATGGCCTGCCTATCCTCTGCAAAAAATCTTGGTGGTGTCGTTGGCGACGGTCGACCCGGAATAGCCAACTGAAAAGCTGACAAGCTGGGCGGTCGCGCCATTGGTAAAGGTGCCGGTGACCTCGCCCGAGCCAGGCTCCCCAGGGCCGGCAAACCAAGCATCGCCAGTAGCAAAGACAGACCCGTTTGCGAGTAGCCGAGCGGAGCGATTGCCATTGGTGGCAGTTGATGCGGTTGCTCCGTAGCCGCCGCTAAATGTGGCTGTGGCGAAAGCCGCCATGTATTTTTTGATGGTTTCGCCCACGCCGACCGTCACTTCGCCAAACCCGGCGGGCTTGCCCGTTACGCCGGTCGCCCAATCGACTGTATTTTGTGTCGCAAGCGCGCCTTGCCCGGCAATGGCTGCGGCAGTGTTGGCGCTGGTCTTGTCAGCGTCGGCAGGGGGCTTTGTGCCGGTGATCGCGGTGTAGTTTGAGTTTGTCGCTGTTGCCGCTTGCCCGGTAATGCCGGCGGCGGTGCCGATCCCGGTGATGATGCTCGCGTCAAGCAGCCATGTATCATTGGCCTGGTTGGTCAGCCCGCCTTCTGCCGCGCCAAGAGTGACTCTGTTGCGCGTCGCTAAAACGCCCTGGCCCGCGATTGCGGCGGCGGTGTTCGCGGCGGTCACATCGGCGCCAGCGGTTGCCGGTTTCAGCGCTTCGACGCGGGCGCCATCAGCATAAATAACGTCGTCGGCCAGCGGCGGGCCTAGGCTCCAAGATGTAGCAACATCGCCTTCCTCGACCTGTAAATCGTCAAGGATAAAAACGTCGCCGTTGACAGCAACGCGCCCGGTGCCGGCTTCGGGTTTCCAACTGATAAACACATGGCCATTAGGCTCGACCGACGCGCCCCAATTGATGCGGAAAACAAACCGTTTAAACCCGCTGGCATCAACTGCCGGATTAGCCACCTCGACCACGCTTGCAGGAAAGATATTCCAGCCTAACAACATGCCAGGATTGACAAATGCCCCAAGTTTTTTTGCCCAAAACGACAGCATATATGTCGTGTTAGGTTTCCATCCACCAATAACGCCGCTTATCGTAGGCTCTGGCGTAAAATCGCCCGCCAAAAGTCCAAATGTTGTGTTTGAAGTGGCGGCCAGCGCCCGCAACCCAAAAGCAGAGCCGCCGTTACGCCCGTCGATGTTGACCCATTCCGTTGCGATTTCGGCGCCGTTATAAACGCTATAAGCCACCGGCCGCAGGCTTGATCGCCGCGTAAATCCCGCATTGTATAGCAGATTGCCACCACCCACCGATCCAGTGAAGTTGCTGGCGTTCGCCCCCACCGTGGCGTTGTCTGCTGGCTTAGTTGCACCAGTAACAGCAGCAAAATCTGAATTTGTCGCCGTTGCAGCCTGGCCCGAAATGCCAGCGGCGGTATTCGCGCTTGTTGTGACTGGCCCTAAAATCCGACGCGGCCCGGTAACGCCATAAAGCACATACGAAACAGCCACCTCATAGGCTGTCACCGGCAAAAGCGCGGTCGCCTCCCAACGTGTTGCGCTTGCTAACGCCTCGCCGGAGGTGATCCATCCCGCTTCCGAAGCCTGTCCCAAAACGTATAGGCGATACTCGAAAACAATAGCATCAATGGGATTTACCGCTGCGCCGGTTGCTACCAAGGCCGGGGTGACAGACCCGCCTGCCGTAAGGCTGGTTCCGCTGATGGCCCAATCAGAAACGCCCGGCGTCGGCGCGGTCGGCGGCGCGGTGACGCTAGGCGTCGGTGGTGCAACGCCCGTTTGCCCCAACGCAAATGCGTGCTTTGCCGCCGTCTCGCTGCGCGCGATCAATGTAACCGACGCCCCCTCAGCGTCCAATTCGCGGTTAACGATGACGACCGTTTGCCCATTCAGGCCAACTTCCGGCAAGTTCACAGCAATCTGATCGCCAGGCTTGTAGCCCATCCAGCGCAATTTCAACGGCAGCGCGATCGGCCCAAACTCGCGTGCATTCTCGATATCATAGCGCGCAAGCTGCGAAACCTGCGTCAAATCTTGCACTAGCGGGTATTGCACTTCCTTGGTTCGTAGCCCGCCATCTGTTGAGACGTGAGCCGCGACGACGATCGGCAGCGCCGGGATCACCTGCCAGCCATGCGCCTCGCTGCGATAGCGCGGGATGATGCGGTTGATGCGGTCACGGCGCGGCTGTGTCCCGGTAACGCTGGCCTCGCCAACCACATCGTTCAGCGTAACCGTCGCAAGCGTGACCTTCGGCGCGTTCACAATGCAAGAGAGCTTTGCGCCAAGGTGCATCGGTTCACCGCTGCCAGCTTGCAGGATCGCCTTCAAAACGCCCCACTTGCCATCGCCGGAATAGATGACGCCGCCGACCTTCCAGTTATTTGCATCGGCAACATTCGCGCCATCAACAAACGCGGCAACATCAATGCCGACGATGGGAGCGCCGACGCCAAGAATCCGCTGACCGTTCTGGTAGCGGCCAAGCGCGAACGTCAGCGCATGGAGGTAAGGATTTTCACTGTAAACGAACGTCGCTTCGTTTGCCGATCGGCATGAACCGGACCCGCCTGGATAAGTGCTGTCTAGGCGCGGATCATAGACCCGAACGCCGCGCACAACCCAGCCAGGTATTGGGGCGCCCTGGCTGTAAATCTTGCTTTTCAGATCATAGCGCAGCGTCCACATCGCCGCCGCAAAACCCGACAGTTTATTGGATGATCCCCAGCCCGGCGAGGCAGTAGTGGTTTTGCCCGACGAAACAAACAATCCCGCCGTTGATAGCGCGCTGGATTCTGGTGATTGACCGAGCTGCGTTTTTTGGAACATCCACGTCGCAAAGCCGCCGCTTGCCGAGCCGCCGGAAAAGTTGACGATCGCCTTGTCGGCGGTGAACGATTCAACCGCATCGATCGGCCCTGCGCCTGACAGAATGACGACGTTTGTTTGCAGATCCGGCAGCGTATATCCGGTCGTGCTATGCGTGCGGCGATAAATGATATTGCCGGCGTTGAATGTGCGCCCGATCGCATAGGGAATCGATGCGTTTGGGTCGGCCTTAAACTGAGTCGCAATTCCGCCAGCGGTCGGCCGCGATGCCGTAAGGTTTGCCGCTATCGACAGGCCACCCGCGACCATGCTCAACGTCGCCGCGCTGATGCCGCCAACCGTCGCCGCCGTTGCTGCCGTTGCCGCCGTGACTGATGCCGTCGCGATCGCCCCCGCAGTCAGGCCACCCGCCGACGCAGCGGCCCCCGCCGTGCCGATGCCCACCGCCGCCGCGCCGCCTGTGGCAACGACGATCGCCGCCACCGCGACGACAATAGCTGCGACTTTTAGAACCTTGCTCATACGCGCCACGCGGTGATGAACAGCACTGGCTGCAAAACCGTTGCGCCGCCTGGTGCGTCATCGTGATAGCCAAGCACACGGCCATTGCCGAGCGCGATTGCTAGCGCATCAAAACTGTCAGCCGAAGGCATAGCGATAATATCCCCTGCTGCTGCCGACGCTGGCGCAATTCGTTCCAGGCCGTGCTTGTCGAGCGCCTCGCTCAATGATTCCACGCCAAACCGGCGCATTGCCCGTGCCGCGCCCAGCGCGCTCGAATAGCTGCCGGCCTTGGCCATCGCGATCGGGATGCCAAGCGCCCGCAAATGATAAACCACCATCCGCGCGCAATCCTCGCGGCCCCATGTAAACGGCACATCTTGAAAGCGTGCGACTGTTGCCTGCGTCGCGGCAACGCGGCGCACCATGGCAGGATGTGGGGCTTTCATGCCGGGTTCCCGCTAATCATAATTGACATATTGGTTAGCGCCAAAATTGCCGCTGCCGCCGCCGCCGTATGAGACGCCTGACGGTGGAGGCTCAACGCCCCAGTAGATTGTGCTTTCGACGCCGGTCACATCGAAGAATCCCGCTTCACCGGGCCAAACTGACTGATGAAAACCGTCTGCCAGGCGCTGCCCCTCGTCGTCGGAAAACAGCCGCTCCATCACCGAGACGACTTCGTATTCGAGCGTGCGGCCTTCCTTGCCCGATCGCAGGATTGGCACGTCAACCTCGCCCAGAAACACTAGATACGGGTCTGGAATTACCAGCCCGGTCGCCGGGTTGATTGCCCCCATGTAGAGCGAAACCAGACTGCCCTGCATTGCCGCGCTGGCCAGCGTTGCCGCCGCCGTATCGTTTGGCGGAATCATGCTGATATTGATTGCGGGCGATTGATCGCCGCTGCCGTCGCTTAGGGCCGATACCGACGACAAAGTTCCAAACGACGCATCAATACCGCTGTAAGTAGAACCGCCAAATGCAACGACGCCGCTGCCGTCGAGCAGGCGGATCGGCGCGCCGGGGAGCAGGATTTCAACCGCGCCAAAAACCAGAACTCGGTCACCGGCTAGGGCCGTGTCGAACCCAGCGGATAGGCTCGTCATGCGGATTCGGCGATTGAAAAGCTGACAGGAACGTAAGCGTCTAGGTCGTGATCCCAAGCCATTTCCTGCCCGGCAATCAAGCCTTCAATGACCGGCGACGAAAAATTGCATGGCGAATTGTCTGCTGGTGAAGTGCGCAAAGCCGGGAAGATCGACAGTGCCGCAACGCCGCCGCCCGATGCCGTAACTGCCGCCGTCACCATGTGCAGATAACGCCGACCGCCGGTTAGGATGCTAAAAAACTGGCCAGCCTGGACGGGATAAGATGCGGCAAATGCGTCCACATTTAACGTGGTGCCGGTTTGTGATGCGCCGTTGACCAGCACAGACCCCGGCGTCCCAATCGTCAGGCCCGGTTGTGGCCACGGGTAGGACGCGCCCGCCGATCGCGCCAGCAACAGCGGCACCAGCAACGAGCGCAAGGTCGCGCCCTCTTTGGTGTTTGGAAACTCCACGTCGAGCGCCCAGCGTGAGCCGAGCCGATCAAGCCGCTGTGACACGCCGCCGCCTGGCGGTGTCTGCGTCAGGCCGAAGTCAATGAAACGCGGGGTTGCCTTGGCATAGCCACGCAGCACCGGGATCGCCACAGCAGGCATTACAGCGACCTCCTTGCCGAGCGCGCACGCTGTGCTGCCGCCATCTGTGCGCCGCCCATAGCGCCCGCCTGCGCGGCCCGCTGGCCGGTCGCATCGATGCGACGATAAAGTTCTTCGGTCATGATCGTGCCGCGAAAATCGTTATAGGTGTCGCCGCCGCCGCCGCCGTTTCCGCCGGTCAGAATGCGCGGGGTTTTCTGCATCGGGATGACGCGCGCTTGGCCATTGCCGACGATCAGTTCAGGGCCGTTTTCACCAACGATGCTAACCCGTCCCGATGGTGGAACGCCGCCTTCCGCAAAGCCGAGCAGCTTGGTCACGCCCGATAGAGACGCGCCAAAACTAACGCCCTTGGCGCCGCCGCTCATCAGGTCAAGCAGGCCGCTCGCAATGATAGCCTCCGCAGCGCGTTGGAATGTCCTGATCAGGACATCGCCAAGGTTCCCGCCGCTGACAATGGCTTGCGCGAGACCTTGGGAAAGGTCTTGCATCAGGTCGCTGGCAAGCAGCCGCGCGGCGTCTAGGCCCTGCGACAGATCGGGCAAGGCGGCGATCATCTCGTCAAGGTTGTCGGTGCTGAACGCCTCTTTTAGCGTTTCAAGCAGAGGCTCGGCCCCTACCTGGGAAACGAGTTTCGCTGTCTCGGCTAGGCTGGCGTTAAACTCGGTCGACATGCCGATCGGCGTGTCGCGGAGATAGGCGGCACGATCGACGGGCTTGGGGCCACGCGCGGTTTTCTTGGTTCCGACAACCGCATCAACCTCAACATCGGGCGCCTGCGGTGGCAACGCGGCGCGTATCGGAAACGTGGCGTTAAGAAAATTCGCCATCGATTCAGCTTTGAACGCTTTGGCGTCAGCAACTGCCGGCGCCCCCCGGCCAGCCATTTTTGTTAGATTTCTTGTGGCATAATCCAACTGGCCCTTTGGCGTCCCGACTGCCGCCAGTTCGTCGCCAGACATTGTAAAAAGGCTGACAGCATCGCCGCGCGTAGTCAGCAACTTGATTGCCCGCATCTGGTTAACTAGGCCAGAAATCCCAGAAATGGCATTCGCTGCCGCGCTACCCAGCGCCAGGATGGCGTCGGCATTTTCGCCGATCGCTGCCGCAAGCTGCGTCGTAATGACTTGCTTAACCGCCGCGCCTTTGTCGGCCAGCATGTCCAGCTTGTTGATTGTTTCGTTAGACAGGATTAGCCCGGCGCGTTCCGCTGCGTCGGCAAACGCATTCAGCCCCGCAGAGCCGCCCTCCAAAATCGGGATAATGGCCTGCCCGCCCTTGCCAAAGATCGCCACCGCGTCCGCAGCCTGCCGCGCAGGGTCCGGTATCTTGGCAATGCCATCGGCAATTTTGCCAAAGATCGCCGCGCTATCCGCATTGGCCAGGTCTTTAGTCGTGACGCCGACATTGGCAAAGGCAGCAACAGCATCTTTGCTGCCCTCGCGTGCTTTGCCCAGATTGATCGTAAACTTGCCGATCGCCTTGTCGGCCTGTTCAACGCTGGCACCCGATTGCGTCGCGGCGAAACGGTATTCCTGCAAAAACTTGGTGGTGATGCCAAGCTGCTGCGCAGTTTCGCCCAGGCTTGATGCGTATTCGACCGATCCGGCGATCGCGTCTTTGATACCGCTGCCGACGAAATAGCCGACCGCCAGGCCAATGCCGCTTTTCAACGACGCGCCGATCGACTTGCCTATGGTTGCAACCCGCTTGTCTAGATCAAGCAGCGACCGCTCACTTTTGCGCGAAAAGTCGTCAACGCTGTCAGCACCGCGCGCCAGTTCGCGGCGTAGGATTTCCGTCGACGCATCGATCGACAACAGCAGTTGTGCAACGTCAGTGGTCCTGGATGCCATCGCCACCTCCATAAAAAAGCCCGCCGGTTAAGGCGGGTGGATGCCATTCGGCGCTAGGTTTCATTTGACTTAGCTGCCCGGCGTTCCAGATATTCGTAACAAGTCCAGAACTCGTGCGGCGTTGCCTGCCAAAACTGATCGGCAGACCAGCCCATTTCGCCCATCGCAACCGATGCCAGGCGACGGAACAATGGCCGTTCGTCTAGGTCTTCGTCTCCGTCGCCTTGCGCTCCCCCGATGGGGTATAGGCTCCCGATGCGGCACCAGATAGGACGGCGCCTATAATGGCCCCGATCTGATAAGAGCCGGCGTCGAATATCAGACCGCCAACGCCCGCCACGTTAAACGCTGCCATTGCGTGATCTTCGGTGGCGCGGCCATGCGCCTTGATCAACTCGGTCGCGACGATCGCCGTCTTGGCCAGCGGCATCGTGAACGACAGACCCGCTTGAGCCAGGCTTACAAGCGTGTCGTCAGTCAACCGCTCAATCTCAACAATGGCTTCGTATGAAGGGCGCAGCGTATACGCCACGCCCTCCAATTCGATCGTCACCTCGCCGCGTAAAGCGTTCGCGGGTTTAGTTGTCATCTTACGACAGCAGATCGATGGTCGGAGCCGATGCCAGCGCCAGCTTGAGCGTGTATTTTACCGGCTCATTTTGGGCATAGGTGGGGCTGAAATCCACGATATGGCAAAGACCTTCAAAGATAGAATCGCCGGTCACGCCAGCAGCGCCATTCTTGCGAATCTGAAACTTCCAAGGCACCTGAGCCTTATATTTCGTATCGACAAAGGTAAAGCCCGCCGCATCGGGAAGATCGGCGACGCCGGAAAGATCAACCTGGTAATTGAAGTTGCCCGCTGCCGACGTGAGGTACGGAGTGTCGTCTTTGGTGCTGGTATCAATCGTGCTGGCACTGCGCGGCGTACTCATCGATTGCTGACCTTTGATGATCGCGTAAGTTCCAGGAACGGCGGTTTCCACCCAAAGGCGGTATGCATTGCCGAGCAGTTTTGCCATGATGGCCTCCATAAAAAAGCCCGCCGGTTAGGGCGGGCTGGTTGGGTGAAATTGCCGAAAAATCAGTCAGCAGGCTGGGCGAATACCAAAAAGCGTTGTTCGCCAATTAGGGCCAGGCCGTCGTCGCCAAGGCGATCATCAGACCCAAGAAAAACAGGGCGGGACAGTACCGCGCCGGTAAACGTGAGAGAGACATTTTCAAGCGCCGTTTGAATTTCTAACATCAACGCAAACAACGACTTTTTTGATGCGCCCGAAACGATCGAAGCAATGCGGACCTCAAACCGTTCAAGCCCTTCGACTTCAACAGTTCCAACCGCATCGGCAATAATCACAACCGGCGGCTGCGTTCCCTCTGGCGCGATCGCGTAAACGGTGGCGAGCGTTACACCCGCAGCGAGGCGCGCATAGACCGCCGTATGGACAGCATCGGACAGGCTAATCATTGCCGCCGGCTCCCCTTGATGCGTGGGCTAAAACTTTTTCAAAGGCAAGTTTAAGTCTGCCGCGCATCGTTTCGCGGATCGACTTGTTCGGCGCAAAGATGGTCCGATGCGGTAAGATGCGCGGGACTCGCATTGTGTAGGTTGCCGAAATCACGCTGCGTTTTCGACGGTCAAAGAAACTGCGCTCAACGCCGCTGCTATCCGTGTAGGTCTTGGCCACACGGCGCTTGATTTGCACGTCTTGCGCCTTGCGACCGAACTCAAGGATGCGAGCGTAAAACAGGTGGCGGTTGAGTTTCTTACCGAGCAGGCCAACGCGCAACCGCAGCGTGTTGGGATAAACCTTGTATGATAGCGCGCCCCTGAGAGCGCCGGTTTTTACTGGCGTTTTTGCCTTCATCGCCGCCAGAAGATCGCGCCCGCCCGCCGTAAGGATATCCGTGATTTCCTCACGCATTGCTGGCTCAATCGCCTTAAACAAACGCTTGACCGTGCGCGCGCCTTGAACCCGGCTCACTCAGGCAGTCCGCCAGCATCAGCAAAGGCCACGGTCCACGTCTTGCGGCCATCGGGATCGGCGGCGCTCCGAATATTCATCACGGTGCTGCCCCACGTCAGCCTGTCTTCCGGCTGAATGCCCAGGCCATGCCGCACGGTCACGCGATAACCTTGGACGCCTAGCAGCGCGACATCGGTCAGCGTTTCCTTGCCGCCAGTTGGCAACACGCTCGCCCAGACGGTGGCCAGCGTTGCCCATGACCGAGTAAAGCCGCCGGCACCGTCACTGGTCATCGTGACCCGCTCAATTTTCACGCGCTCGCAAAGATCGCCGGCTCGAATATTCACGCGATGAAACTGCTGCGCAAAAGGGCGATAAGGCGATTATAGCCTAGCGGTATTTCATTGACGGTTTCGCCAATGCTGATCGGCTCTCTGTTTTGGTGCCAATGCGCTACTAGCATAATCACCGCCAAGCGCGCCATTTCGGGCAATGGATTCAACCCGCCAGTTGCCGTAATCGTAATAATCGGATCGTCGCCCAGCGCCGGCCAGTCAGACAATGCAGCCGGGCGGATTAGCGTATCGGTGCCAATGCCTGGCCGCGCGACGAAACCCGTCCATGCAACAGTTGCACCGGCTGCGTTGGTGTATGTAATGCTCGTTATCGACGAGACTATTGACGCAATGGTGATGGCGGTTGCGGGCCATGCCTCAAGTGTGCCGGTGAGTGTGCGGCTTCCAAGGCTTTGCCCGATATCTGTCTCTACCATTTCTCGCGCGGCAATCAAGTCGCCAAAGATCAGCGCGTCTTCAGTTGTGTCATCAATGCGCAGTTGCGCCTTAACGTGGCCAAGCGTCACCGGCTCAACGGTTGGCTGTGCAGTCGGCGCCAAAAAAAGTCTCATATTGCCTCCACCGGCCCGATGCGCACGTCAAATGATTGGACATAAATCCGGCTTTGGCTTGTCGTGACGGTGTTGGTGACCGAGTAGACAGCGCGATAAAGCCCGCCCGACAAAATGCAGGATGTGACGACGCCATTGACCGCCGGACTGCCACCAACCACCGCAAGCCCGCCGGTATCAACAGGGACGATCGTCCAGGTTGACGTGGAGATGGTTTCGCCGCCTGTCAGGGTGTAGCTGATCGGCCAATCAAGCGCCGATGTGGGAGCCTTGATGATCATCCGTTAACCCCTTGCAAAGAACGGACCCCGCCGCCGGAAAACTGTCGGTTGCCGGATGACGAAAGACTGCGGGCCGCACCGCCGGAAAATTGGCGGGTGGTTGACGGCGTGTAGATGGCCGTGCCGCCGGTAATTGTTATTAAGGCGTTGCTGCCAACCAGCGGAAAACTTGCGCCGCCACCCTCGAGCCTTGCCTTTGCCCGCGTTATTGTGCCGGCGCCTAAAATGCCGATCGCGCCAGATTGCCCAATCGTGTTTGCCCTGGCGCGGACTGTAGCCTGATTGCCGACAAGCGGCAGGCTACCGACTGCTGGTGTGGTCCTGGCATTGGCTCGCAGCGTGGCGGCGCCACCAAGCAATGGCAGCGTCGTCGAAACAATCCCCAGCGTCGAACGTGCGTAAAGTGTGGCAATCGCACCAACCAGGCCCAAGCTGCTGCTTGCCGGCGCGGTGCCGGCATTGGCCCGCAGAGTGGCGGCGCCACCAAGCAATGGCAGCGTCGTCGCTGTCGGCATAATCCGAAGCGTCAGAGAAGCGTAAAGTGTGGCGGTCCCGCCAACCAGGCCCAAGCTGCTGCTTGCCGGCGCGGTGCCGGCATTGGCCCGCAGAGTGGCGGCGCCACCAAGCAATGGCAGCGTCGTCGCTGTCGGCATAATCCGAAGCGTCAGAGAAGCGTAAAGTGTGGCGGTCCCGCCAACCAGGCCCAAGCTACTGTTTGCAGGCGCGAGCGACGCCTTGGCGGCTATATCGGTAGAGCCGCCGGTCAGGCCCAAGCTACTGTTTGCTGGCGCGGGTACCGCCCTAGCCGAAAGTGCCGCCGCGTCGCCTACCAAGCCCAGGCTGCTGTTTGTAAATACAAGCGACGCCCTGGCAGCGAGAACCGCCGCGCCGCCAACCAGGCCGAAGTTGCCATCTGCCAGCGCAAGCGCCGCCTTAGCCGCGAGATCCGTAGCGCCGCCTGCTAGGCCCAAGCTACTGTTTGCCGGCGCGAGCGCTGCCCTAGCCGCAAGATCCGTAGCGCCGCCGACCAGCGCAAGCGCGCCAGCCACGGGCGCTATAACAATTCCGCGCGAAACGACGCGCCCAAAACTGCCGATCGGGCGTGCGCCTAATGGTGAAAATCCGGTCATGTTAGCCCGGAGCGCCCAAGAATGTTTGGCCGTCCGCGATAGCCTGATTAATAGCAGACATATCCTCGTTAGCCCAAAAGTCCTTTGCAAGCATTATCTTAAGGTGCTGCACGTTGCGGCTAACACAATCTTTTTTAGCGTCTTGCGTGTCAACGACCATTTGATCGCCAGCGATAACGGCATTAATCAGCCAAACGCTGTCACCCATAGCCTTGTAATGCTGTGCGATCTGTTCCGGCGTTGGCGAATCCATGATGATTACTCCGGTTGCGTTGGCCAATTAACGGAATACGGGAAGTTTGGCTGTGCGGTTATGTCTCGCAAGGCTTGGCGATACGTTGCCCATGCCGCTTTTTGCGTGTTAGTCAGTGGCGCATCGTCAACTTGCGTCCAATCAGATGCGGCCAATTTCTCGTTTCGTTCGTAGCGCACCGCGCCGGCTTGCGCCTCAACCTGTTCCGGCGTTGGCTCGACAAGCTCCCAGCGTTCCTGCCACACGCCGTCCACCAGTTCGGGCGCAATGCGCTGCGCCACCATGCCAGTGGCCTCCGGCGGCGTCGTGTCCTGCACCGGGTAGCAATACCAGTCGCTGCCGTCGAAGCCTGC